TTATCTACATTATTGTCTAGTATATCTCTGTTTATATTGTACTCTTGTCTGTTCATTGTTAATCTGTTATAATGTTAATAAAAGTAATAATATTCAATTTTATATAAAATCATTCTTATATAAAATCATTCTTGCTTTGTCAGTAAATTTAGAATTTGATTTTGTTTATCTAATATTTCTTTTAACATTTCACTTACAGATGTTGTTTCACTTAATATCTCTTGCGTTTGTATGGCTTCAGTTTTTTGTATCGGATTCGTGGATTTCCGTTTTAATAAAGCCATAAAATCATTTGATTCAGATAAGGCTGGTGCTGGTGCTGGTGCTGGTGCTGGTGCTGGTGCTGGTGCTGGTGCTGGCTGTTGTGGTTTTTCATCTTCAAAGTAAACCCTTTTTTTTACTTTATCCAATTCATTTATATCAAGACTAATATCATCTCCTATTTTTAATTTTGTTTGTTCTATATCATGTTGTGATTGACCTGAGGGATTTATCCATTTTGTTGCTCCTTCTTTATCTTGAGTATTTAACACATTATTTAATTGTTTCTCTCTTAATGCAATTTGCGCCTGAAGAATTTTATCCATTTCACTACCAATTGGTGAATCTAGGTCATCAGAAAAATCTATTTTATCAGGAACTGATGTATTATTTAAATTGTCAAATTCTAATTTTTTATTTGATAGTTCATTGTCAAATATTTTTTGACGTTGCTGTGATAATTCTGAAGCATTGTATATATTATCCATTTGACCAATATTGTTATTGTTATTGTTTTTATATGATTCAATCTCTCTAATCATTGTGCTTATAACAACTTTATTCAGATTTATTAAATTATCACTTGGTACTATTTTATTTGCTATGTTATCTATTTGTTTATCAAACATTTCTTTTACCATCGATGCTTTTTGTTCAGGTATATTTGTAAATGTGCCATTTTCTATTAATAATGACCATATTAATCCCTTATTAGATTTTGAACCAAATTGGCCTTGTAAATAATTGTTCATATTCACGTTCATAGTATAAAAATCATTCTATTTTTATATTATATTTTCACATTATCTTAAAAAATCTTTTATGTAAATTAAATTACAATTCATCATTGAAATATTTATCACGCATATTTTCCATCGCATCATCACTTATTTTTGTTTTCTTAAAAAATGTATAATCGTGCATGTCTTTTAATAGAGTTACAATCAAATATAATGAATACATACCACACTCTGTATTACTTTCTTGATGAATAAAAGGAGCATTTTGGTCAAATTTCAATTCTAATCCATTAGGATATTTTTTTGTAGTAAGGTTCAATCCTTGCGATACAACACGATTACAAAATTGTTTTATTTCCTTGGGAATTTTTGTGCCGTTACTATCAAAGAAAAATATAAATTTCTTTTTTATATCAATAAATAAAGATATCCAATGTGCGCCACTTTTATCGTGAGGATCGGTATTGAAAATAATTCCTATTTTGGTAATACCATCATCTATAAATTTCGATAAATCAAATTTACATAAATCATCCCATACGCATTTATCATCATATACGTGTTTATCAAAATCAATTGGCGTTGGACCAATAAACCGAAAACATTTATATGTATGCTCATATTGTTTCATTACCTTTTCAATGTCATTGCTATTTAACCACGTATTGTGATTTTCTTTCCATTTAGATGGAGACTTGGGTGCAAATGTATATTTTATCATATCATCATCTAAATTATTCTCCATAAATTTTTGTTTTAACCAACAACTTTCTGAATGACACGCATTTTCCATTTTTTTCCTTAAATTTTCCCAAATTTCTTTTGGATTTGTCGCTGTTATTTTTGCCTCTTTATGACGAGCATTCCATAAATTACGCATTTTAATTAATGCGTCTTTTGTATAACAACTGAACTCTTGTATTTCGTCATTTGTTTTCGGAGCACATTGATTTTTCTTAAATTTTTTATTTTCCCCACCCTTACGATTACGTGTCTTGATGTTATTGCGTGTCTTGCGGTTATTACGTTTTTTCACATAACGCACTTTTCGTGTTTTATGATGTTCTCTTTTACGCATTTTAGTGCGGTTTGTTTTTTTATGTTTCATATTACTAATATTTGGTTAGATAAATCTTCTACCTAAAATTTATATTTTATTTCCTTGAATTATTTTTGGATTTATTTTTGCCTTTTTTGGCTTTACCCCCTTTGTTTTTAAGTCAGGCGTATTTAAATTTATATCTATAATATGCGGTATGATACGCACATTATTCCCTGATACATCTTTATCATTAACTGAAATAACATAATTATTTAAATTTGGAATTTCTATTTTTTTTCGCATCATAATATCATTTGCCTCGTCAATTGTTTCTAAATTTTCACAAACCATTTCATTTAAAATATCTTCAGGAGATTTATTATTCTCATTTATTTCATTATATTCATTATTCTCAATTAAATGTTGACTTTGAATGATATCCTTTTTATCAACTTGTTCAAAATATTTTATAAATGATCTTACATATATGTTGTGTATTTCATTAAGTTCGTTCGTAGGTGGCTTTTCATCTCCCTTCAAAATATCTTTAAAGAGAGATATTATTCTTTTTTTATAAAATTTTATTTTTTCACAAACATCAAGTTCTTCCTTATATATATTTTTACGCTTTAATGTGCTTAAATACATTGGATTTGTGAAAAATTCTAATGTTGCGCTATCCTCCATTTTTACAATATTTATTTCGTTGTCTACTTTAACTTCGTTGTCGTTGTCTACTTTAACTTCGTTGTCTACTTCCATTTACATAGTATAATTTATAATTTTTATTATGTAAACGTGATTTTTACTTTATTTCTTTTAATTGTTGGCGTGTGCAATTTTCAAAGAAATTATCACCCATGTTTTTAGGGCAGGGATTGAACTCTTCAAATTGTTGTTTTTCAAACAGATAAGGAAAGGGTTGAAGCGCTTGTTCGGGCTTTTTGGGGACATCTGCTACATACATATCACTATTTGATGGAGGAATATATGCGGATTGGCACGTATTTCGTTGAAGACCAAAAAATTGGTTTCTTAATTGTGATTCTTTATTGATATTTGTCACGAATCCACCCCAAGGAGCTTGTGCTGTTCCAGGATTAAAGGTATGTTGCGTATTATATATCGGTTGTTGTTGAATTGGCACTGTCGGAAATTCACGCCGGTCGACCATTTGCATTGTTGAATATTTGGTTGATACTGGTCTTATACCAAATTGTGCCTGTAAATTACTAGATGGTATATTTCGCTGAGATATACGATTATTTAATTCTTCAGTTCGGACACTTCCTTGCTTTATGCGCTCCATATATACTTAAAAAACATTATTATTCTAAATGATAATGTTTTTGTAATGTTGTACACTATTTATTTATTTGTTAATGTTTCGTTTTGTTTTTGTTCGTATATTGCGTTTTTTACGTGTATCTGCGTTTCTTTCTCTCTTTAAAAAATCGTCTAAATTAGATAATAGTTTTTTACTAACTACCTTATCTACATTTCTTTCATCTACACCTTTTTTGGCAACTGTGTAATTATATTGTTTCATAAAATCTACAATAAATTTTTCAAAGTCGGTTTGACTCACTGGTGGCCCATTGTATGTTTTTTTATTTATTACCATTTTATAATATCTGTTTGCCATTTCATCAAATGGTAGAGAACAATGATAAGGTTTAATATTTATGTAATTTACATTTTCCTTGTCCATTAAAGGATGATACAAATCATCTATAAAACAAAATTCTGTATGTTCTTTAATGTTAGCACAACTTATTAAATCTTTTACGCTTTTATCGTGGCTTGTTCGTTTAGGTTCTATTTGTTTACCTCTTATTTTATAAGCACCTATAATATGATCAAATGTTTTATACCCTAATTTATTGTCACAATAGTCACTGATCATTTTCACCCAACTTTTTGCTCCTTGATTATTGGTATAAATAAAGGTTTTGTAACATATCTTCCTCTTCTTCTTCTTATTTATGAATTTTAAAATATTCAACATCTCTGGCCTGAAAAATTCTGGGAATACATCAAGCGCTTCAAAGAATTTATCATCAAACAAATTATGACCATAAAATTGTTCTAATGCGTCCCAGAAAATTGATAGTTCTGTAAAATATCCAAGCGTTTCGTCCAAGTCAAATACAATTATTTTATTTATTTTTCCTTTATTGTTTTTCATTTCGTCTAATTGTGTATTAATATACGATAATATATTTTTAAAATAAAAAAATACTGGTAACAATAATAACATTAACAATAACAATATATTTTGTTTTATCCATTTTTTTACTAGATATACATTGCGTATTATATACCCTATAATACGAACCATGGTCTATAATATATAGTTTAACATATATATTTTTTTAGCTAATATATATAATTAGAAATATATCAAAATGACGACAAGGAAAACAAATTCTACAAAAATGCGTTTAAATGATTATAAAACTATTTTGAAATTTTATAAAATGGATACAACAAAAATGTCAAACAAACAAATTAAAGAAAAAGCCGAGCATTTATTAGCCGTAAAATTATGTAAATGTATTAAAAGTATACCTGGACCGAAACAAACAACTAAATCATCACCTAATGAAAAACGGGCTATTTCTATCTGTTATAATAGTGTTATAAAGAAGAAGAAAATAAAAATATTTAATTTCAAGTGTAAGAAAACCGCCAAATTATTGAATAAAAAAGGCACACGCAAAGTGTTTATTGAGAAATTGTATATATAATAAATACAAACAATATCGTTTATCTATTTCATTATTATTCGTAATCTTTTGTATTGTATATTGTTGTAGAATAATATACAATGAGTATTATTTCATCGAGTATTATTTCATCTAATAATAAGATTTTTAATAATAATAATATATCAAAAATAAAATTAATATTATTAACGCTTATTGTTTTTCAAATCGCATTGATTCTGGTTCAAGGATTAAAAGGATTTCATAAATATTTTATATTAAAAGAAAAAAATCTGATCGAGCGTTATGGCGAAGGCAGTTGGGTTGTTATTACCGGTGCTTCAAGCGGTCAAGGATATGATATGGCTCTAGCATTCGCCGAAAGAGGATTTAATTTATTAATGATTGGTTCGAAGCGCACGGATGAAACAGAAGCATACATTCATACAACTTACCCTTTAGTCAAAACAAAAGTGATTCACAAAGATTTCCGGAAAGCATTTGAAGATGATTTCTTTAATGACATACAAGAAGCATTTGATGAAATAGGAGATAATTTAGCTATTCTCGTAAATAATGTCGGTCATCGTGTTGGATGGAACCCTTATCACGAAATGGACGCATCATATATCAAAGACGTTATTGCGACTGGGACGATTGTTCAAAGCCGATTAACACATATGGTTATTCCTACTTTTATGAAACGTAAACAGCAGGATATTAAAAGTGCTCTTATCAATATTACGGCACAATGTATGCACCCTAACTTCTTATTTGGACTTACTTTATCAAATGAAATTAGCGTTCCTTACTTGAGTGTCTATGAAGCCGCGAATGCATTTGGATTTTATCAAGGAAATTCGATATTCAAAGAATATGAAGGGGTTTTTGACATACTGAATATAACACCCGGTGCTGTTATAACAAAAAATACAGAATGCTTATCTAATACGATGTTTAATGTAAAAGGCGATGCGTTTGTGAACCAAATTATGAAGATGATTGGAAATGTTCAAGGACATACGTGTGCTTATTGGGGTCATGCTTTATCTAATTATCTCATTAATCTTTTACCCAATATTAAAGATAAAATGCTGAAAAAGGTCGGCGAAACAATCGCGGATGATTTTATGACGCAGAGAGATTTGAATCAAAATAAAAATAAATACACGATTTAATCAGATAGGGTATTGTTATAATTATTTATTATATATTATGATTACTTTTCTAGGTATTTCAATGAATTTAATATTACTTGCTCTTGGTCATTGAGTTTTTGAAATATGATTGCTTCCGAAAGTTTGGTTTGAAAAATCATATTCATTCTATTTTTACATTTAATATGAATATCATCATTTATTTCTTTGATATCGCATACGATGCCTCCATTCGTAAGTTTAATAATTTCAGGATTTTTTAATGATATCCAGCGAATATAACCACCAAAACGTATATCTTTTAAATCATCAATATAGCGGTATAATTTCAGTTTCTTTTGAAGTGCTACTAGTTCATTTCTTGGTAATCGTAATTTCTGTAATATATCATTTTTGTTTTTTGCAATTGTTGTCATATTTAAATCAACAATTCCTTCATTATTATCGTTATCCAACGCATGTAATAATGATTCTATATCCATTATTACATTATTCTATCATATTAATTTTTATATTCTATTCTATTCTATTTTATTTTATCAATGAAAAATTCGAAATGGCTTTTCATTTTTATTTTGATTTACATTAATATCATTTTTCAAGTGTTTACTGCATTCTTGTAAACATAGTGCTAATGAGGTTGAACTATGAATAGGATTATCTAGATAAATCGCATCTTTAATATCATTTAATATTTCAGATACTAAAAATAAAAATCCACCAGATGTATCAGCGTTTTGAAGATATAATATCCATTCTGTGTTTTTTTTAATAACATTCAATGCTCGCCCTACAAGGTCTTCTTCCTCTTTAATTGGCTCCATTTTATAGTAATAAAAAATTATATTTATATTAATTTACTA